TCCGACAAAGAGGGAGAGTAATTCAGAAGGGGCAACGAGTCACAAGCATAGATTCGAAGCTTATTAAGTACTACCTTGAAAGAGGTTTCATAGAGAAGAAAGTTGAACGCTTAAATAAACCAAATGCATAAGAAGGTAAGTATAATAAAAAAACAAGAAGGTTGCTTACAACAAGAACTATTTGTAGAAACAAGTTCTAGCGTTGAGGGAGATGTTTTCATTGGTGTAAACGCTTTTGAAGAGTGTTTAGATTTTCCCCTTAACCAAGAAGAGTTAGCTGATTTCATTTTAGAACTTCAAAAATTCCTAAACCCCCAAAACAATGCCTAAACAAGTAGATTTAACAACGGGCCAAGAAGTACCGTTAGACCCTAAAGTTGTTAAGATAATTAAAGACGAGCCAGTTAGTATGGATGACTTCGTTAAGTCGCTTGACGAGGACGAGGAAACAACTTGCAACCTGGACGATGAGGAGTGCGAAGCTTGTGGGTCTTAGTCTAGGTAGTGTACTAGGATAGAATCAACCTCTACGCTATCGCTGACAATATAAACGGTGTCGCGGGGTAGGTGTTCTACTATATCCTTTTCTAGGGTAGGAAGGAAGAATTTAACCTCGATCCACGCAAACATTGAGAAGGCAAGTAGAGCGATAATGACGAATTGAACCAAGTCCCAAAAAAGCTTATTCATCCTATCTTGTTAAAGAATTTGTCGTAGAACGCTTCTACTACTTTCAGCCCCCCGAACCCTACTATAAAGGCCGTACCATACTGAGAGGAACCCGTTAGGTTGAACCATTCAATAAGGACGGGAGAAAGGTAGTTAGCGGCCATAGTTCCCGTGACCACGGCTAGAAGCTGCTCCTTTACACATCTCTTTTTTTTGACGGTTATAAGCGACCCGAAAAAGCCGCCAATCATCAAACCTATATTTATGCCTAATTCGTTTAAACTCATCAGTATGTCCAAATTACGTCAGGTGATTTATCTAGGTCAATATCCAAATGAATGAAGGTCTTAGCTATTCCTATTCTGTCAAAGCCCAGCCTTAACGCTTCGTCAATAATCTTAAACCTCTTAGCGGACTCGGTGCAATGAATGTCCACGGCAAGGCCCTTTAGGTGACTTGAGTTAGCCGACCCCCCAACCGCCTTATTCCTCTCTTCTGTTCTCACTCCTGAATTTATCTTCAGCGGAAAGCCACAATTTTCCCTTAACTCATCTAGCATAGTCAAAAGACTTTCATCCATCAACTTACCGCTTCCAGGTTTGTCGGGGCTATCGAACTCCTTTATCTTAAAGTACCTCACTATTCCAGTCTTCTGTTAATTCCTCTACTAAGGTCAGGCCGCTCTCTTCATTGGGTTCCGTGCTATGTGCGATTATTGCCCACTTGCTCCCGTCAGGGTGTTGCCGTGGGTTCGCCCAGTTGTTCGTTACGTTGCCATTGTACGCCTTCGCCTCGTTGACCTTGGCGTTGTAGGTGATTACCTCCTCAAATGTTCCTATATACCAACTCATGGCGTGTAGATGTCAAAGTGGTCGTTGATGTTCGTCTCCATGTTTGTACGGTTGCCGCTTTGGTCGGAGTCGAAGATGATTATCTCCTGCACGTTCACGGCTGCATTGATTCCCGATATATTGCCTCGGTCGCCAATTACTACCGCATCCCCGTTATTCGTTCCCAAGTTTGCAGCCGTTGAAGTTCCATTCAGCAAAACCTCCGAGCTTGTGCCGTTTACGACTGCGCCCCAAAGGTTTTGGTCGGTATTGAAGCCTTCTGATTTTGCCCCTGTGCTGCCGAAATACGCTCTTAACGATGAACCATCGAAGTAATCAGCCCAAGAATTTGTAGAGGTGCTTAAACTTAAAGCCATTCTCGGGGAAGTCGTATTTCTGTATTTCCGAGCGTGGAAGTAGGTAAAGGGTTGCGTTAATGTAATGGATGAGTTTACAAGCTCATCGTTTACCCCATCGAACTCAAGAGCCGCCTTGCCGTTCTCGGTTACTACACTTCCCCCTGACACGATAAGCGGCTGCTCGGTTGAAGTCGCGTTGGTCGCATTGTTGCCGTTTCCGCTCTGGTCGTAGAAGGTTGTTACATAGCCGTTGTCTGTGCCTCCCGTTCCTACAAAAGCAAGCAGAGCCGTGGTGTCAAGGTCTCCGTTAGCATCAAAGCCAATGTCTTGCTCGGTGTCATCGCTTGACCTTCTCACCCGTATCGCGTTGAGCGTTTCCGCCTCGGTGAACTTCCTTAAAGAGTAATAAGCCGTTACATCCCCGTAAGTGTCCCCGAATCCTGAGTAAGCTGGTGTTGGTGTAGAACCGCTAATACTTGGGTCAACCTTGACGTAATCATTAGCACTAGCCCCCACGTTAAGCATAGCACCCCAAAACTCAACCGTTCTAGCGTCATTGCTGCTATTCTGAATGCTCAGATCATAATTACCCCCCGTGGTAGTGGTGAAGGTGTATTCAAACCTTGTCCAGCTAGTCGTTGCCGTCTTAGCTTCAGCTTCGCCAAGGGTTACGTTCCTTAGTCTGAACTGCTGAGTTCCCGTATTTACACGAGCGTAAACGCTAAAAGTGTATTGGGTAGAAGCGGACAAACTCACCCGTTGCTGAACCCGTGCTTGCCTATTGTCGGTGAAGTTGATTCTTTGGGCATCGCTACCCCCGTTGGGGTCTGTTATACCACCCGAAACCGTTGGGGCATCCGTGCTAGGAAGCTTGTTCCAATCGATAGAACTATCGAAATCCTCGGTTGCTTTAAGCAAATTGGAAACCCCACCGCTCTTAGACTTGTAATAATGGTAGAAGTGGTTCAGATTCATAGGGCTAAAATAAGACCTACCCTCTGCCCCCTAATAGTCTGTCAATAGCCATATTCACGACCTTAATACCGAATAGACCAACAAGCCCCCACATTAGCCACTTAGACCACCAAGGACGATCTTCGTACTTAATAACTGGAGGGAGTTCAATGGTTTCTGTTATGGTTATGGTGTCTGACCTACACTCACCCTCAACCCTCAAAGTGTCGTGAATGCGTCTAATCTTAATTCTAAGGCGTTCTTTCTCTATTGTAATGGTATCTATTGGGAGAGCCACGAAAGTCGTTTCTACGCGCTCTGAGGGCGTAATAATAACCGTGTCCACCACCTGAACTATTTCGGGTTGGATAATGGTGGGGTCTTTCTCTATTGCTCTTCTTAGGTGGAAGCTTGCAGAACAAGAGGTTAAGGCCACTAGGCAAATAATGCTAATGATCGCTAGAACCTTAATGATGTCGGGGTTGGGGCGTGTTATGGTCATTCGGGGTCATTTGGTAAAGTGCCAGGGTCACCATCTATCCTACCTGGAGGGCCAAACCAAGACGGGCCACCGTCATCCTTGCTAGCAGTAGGGGCGTTAGGCTTATCCGTTACGGGGGTATTTGTGACTTCGTTCGAATCGTAAGCTAACCACGTTTGGTCAAGGAATCCATCTCTAGCGAAGAACTTGGAACTTAACACGAGGTATTGAACCGTTCCCGAAGAACCCAAAGGAAAGCCAGCCCCCGTAATGGTGCGACCAGCCAACGTCAGGGAGTCTATGAACTTCATATCGGGACGCTTAACGGGCTTTTGGTAAATCTGAGCGTACTTCCTAAGTAGGTAGGTTATTAGTGGCGTGTCGGGTGTTCCCGTGCCGTCTGTCCAGTTCTCGGTGTCGTTGTCCCAATCTGTCCCATCGTAAACCCTAGCTTCACTAGGTACGTTACCCCTCTTGTCGTTTATGTATAGGTTGCCGACATCCTTCACGAGCGTGCTAAGACCCGTTTGGCCCGTGTCAATAGAATGCACAAAAGTATCCGACTGCTCGTTATATGCACTCCTTACGGTTGTCCCTTGCTTCTCGTTTCTAAAGCCTCCAGCGATCTTCTGAGCGTCCGTAAGGGTGAAGTCCGTGTCTACGTTGGAACTAGATATAATAGCGTTGGTGTTCTTCTCTAGGGCTACAAATTTCAATTGAACGGTTACATTTCCCTTGCCTCCGCTTATGTGTACCACGTTTCTAACTCCCGTGTCCCTAATGGGTGGGTGCATATTGGTTCTGGTAGCCCATCCGTAATTTTTCCCAACTACTAGAGTCTCATTAGCCCCAAGAATACCGTTTAAGGGCATATCAGTAAAGTCGGGGTAGGGTGGTTCGTGTCCTTGTGAGGTTGTGTTTTGGCTACTGAAGAGGTTAGTTAGCCCAAGGGTAAACCAACGCTCGGTAGTGTCCCAAGAATTCGTGTAACTAAGTACTTCGCCAAGCTTATTGTGTGCGCTACTCGTTTGCCTATATGGCCCCCAATAGTATGTTTGAGAGTTGTAAACCGTTGAAACGAAAGCCCTTAATTCAACCCAACACTCTCGACCAAGTGCCTGAAGGTTCTTCAAGGGGTAGCACCCAACTATAAAGTCAAACGAAATAAAGCCGTTGTCATCCGTTGAAAAAGTACCCGTGTCCGTGTTGCTCGTTAGGTGCTGGTCGGGGTTTATGAGTTCTTGCCCGAACTTCTCACTTAAAACAATTAGATCAGCCGCTTGCTCAAAGCCAACAGACAAGTCTTGAAGCTTAGTATTGGTAAAGCCACTCCCGAAGGTTCTAGTTCCGAAGGCTACGCCCGTGTAATCCCTTGGGTCACCCGTGTTAGTGTGTAACTCAAAGTAGTCCCGATCAAACTTCCTAATAAAGGTAGAGGTAGCAACGAACATCTTAGGAATGGGGACAATCTCAAAGCTTCCGTTCATCATCCTAATCTGTGAATGAAAAGCAAATAAGATTCTTTCTAGAACCGAATCCCACGGCCTACCCTCAAAGATGGAACCCCTATCCCCCACGTCTTGCCAGCGTCTGTAAAATAGCGGCTTAAAGTCCTTGACGGTGGTTTCCGCTAGGGTGTCGAACTGAGTGTTATAAGCCCTATGGTTGTTTGCTCTAAGGTCTACCGCACTAACTAGGAAGTCTGTCCCGTTGGTTAACTCTAGTGGGTCTACCTCTCTGAGCATCTTAATAATTGCACCAGCGAAGTTACTAGGGTGTTCATCTATCTCCCACGGTGTCCCTGAGGCTATCTCTTTGAGTTTCCCTAGCCCACACATTGCGGTGACTCTGAAGACGTATGGCTTATGTGTAAGGTCTATATTTACCCCGTCTTGGTAGACCACACCACACCACATTAGGTCATCATCTTCATAGACACGGATTCCGAACCTATCGTCTTGCAGTTCCATAATGTCGGAGGCTAAGTCCTCCAGGTCGGGCAAATAGTCAACGTCCTTAATCATTATGCCCATTGAGAACGAACTGCCTTGTATGGGGCTCAACTTGTCCCCTGACCCGTATTCAATGGTAAAGCCGTCACGGTCTAACTCAATGTTTCTAGTGGGTGTAATCACCCCATTGTGTTCGGTGTCGATAATGTGGATAGTGTACTCCCTAGCGGTGGTGGTAGAAGTAAACTTAGCCTCTGCCCTAACCCTAGTGTCTGAAATGATCGCCATTAGTTGTAACGGGCTATTGTGTTGTTTGACCTATTGCGTGAGGTTTCCAAGTCCGAGCCTTTTATTGTCATACCAATCAACCCACCTACCAAGCCGCCTAATGGCCCAGCCATTGCACCGATTTGGGTACTTAGGAGTTGTGTTATAACTTGACCGATAGCATTGGAGAAGATAACGGAAGCGTCTTGGGTTCCTCGTGCGGCATCCAACAGACCCTGAGCAAGTCCACCAGCGGCAGACCCAAAGTCAAAAATTGCTTCATCAGCTTCAAAAACTCGGTCTTCTAGTTGTGATAGTACCAAGTCCCCCGAAGTGTCTTCATACTTAATCTCAGGCCCCGTAATGGTAGGCTTCACGAACCCCTCACCCATCTCAGCCACTTGCTCCCGAAGGCGTAGGTTGAAAGTACCTATTGGGGATATTCTAGCCCTTGCCCTACCCTCTAGCAATAATTGACTAGTCAACTTTCTTCTTGCCCTCTCCTCGTCCTCTTTGGCTTGTTGTGAACCCCCATTACTATCCCCTTCAACAATCCCCTTAACATATTCGTCATAAGCGTCTAGGGATTCTTCGAATATGGCTAAAGCGTCTTGGAAGTTCTTTCCATTGTCAAGGAACATCTTTTCTAGTTCCCTAGTTGTCAAGACTAGTTTACCACTCTCTAGGATCATTTCATCCACGTTGGTAAACAAGGCCATTTCACTAGCCTCTAGCATACCCTCTTGAGCGGCAGCGGTTATCCTTCTAGCTAGGGTTAGTTCAGGGGTGTCCATCCTAGTTAACGCCTTGTCCAAAGCTTGAACCGCCCCGTTTATCCCAGCTATTGCGTCTTGCCAGGGGCCAGTTTCCCCAATCGTATTAAGAAGGCTATCCCAACTATCTCCAAGGTTAGATACCTTACCCCCTAGAGTTGCTGAGATTGCAGCCATAGAACCACTAACCCCCTCTAGGTTTCCTAGTCCCTTAATGTAGTTTTCAATTGATTTAGCGGTGAAGTCTACGGTTGTCTTCTGCTCCTTAAAGGTGAATGTAACCTTTTCCCCCTCCTTAGAGGCTCTAATCCCGAACTCCTTGAGTCTTTCGAATTCGCCCGTTGTTGCGTCTGCGACTGCTTCGGCTAACTGATCAAAGCCTTTCCCCACGGAACTGGCTATATCACCATATTGGCGCATTGACTCCATAGAGGGCTTGAGGCCGTAGTTAGTAAGCTTGACAAAAGCACCTGACAACTCAGCGACACTAAAGGGCGTTTCTGCCGCCATCTCTTTAATGTTACTAAGTATCTGCCTAGCCGCACCCCTAGAACCAAGGGTATTAGTAAGAACCGCTTCGAACCTTTCGAACTCAGACCGTACTTCAATGACTGCCCTGGAGAAACCAATTACTGCCTGAACTGAGAAAGCGGCTGCTATCGCTCCCCCAATCTTCTTCATTCCAGCACTCATAGCCCCCTCGGACTTCTTAGCACTTCCCTTAACGGCCCCCTCCATTCTCGCCAAGTCCCTCTTGAGGTCGGAGATGTCAGCGGTTACCTTAACATTTAGTTCTTCTACGGTCATGCTACAAAAGTAGTTTTAGGACTCTTGCCCCTTATTCCACGCTTCCAATACCTTGGCTTGTTCCTCAAAGGAAATAGCTGGCTTGTGGGGGTCACCGTCTATAAGAGGAATTTCTAGGATGTCCTTGGCCTTAACGGGCTTCTTGACGTGTGGGTTAATAAGTGCAGCCATCATATTCCTCCAGCGGTCATCTTCCCTAGCCATACGCCTATTCACCCCCTCTAGCCGATAGATGAACTCTTTGAATGTGGTATTATAAAAGCGTTCCAACGGCAGACCCAGGTCACCACACCAAAGGGCTTCAGCCTTGTCGAAAGTTAGTCCGCTCCCTCCTTTCCCCCTTCCTTGTTCTCAACCTTTGGGAGTGACTCCAAGAACTCTTTAAGGGCATTGCCCATCAGTTCGGGGTTGGTCTTAGCAGTTTCAAGGAAATCATCTTCTGTAACCTCTAAGGGCTTCTTAACGGACTTCTTGTAAGCTAGGTGAGATGAGTACATAAAGGAAGCGATACGCTCCCAGTCTTCTAGTTTGAGTTGATCACCGTTCTCCCTATGGCCCGTGAATAGTGCTACTATCTCAAATAGGTCAGCCATTGTCTGCTCGAAGGTTTCTAAGCCTCTTAGCTTCCCGTACTCAATAAACGCCCTATTCGTCCAAATGAATTCTTCAATCTTCATAGTAGCTTTCTTATTATCGCTTGTACTCTTCTAACTATCTTGTTCTTATTGTTCTCAAACGCTGGTCTTAGGTAAGGCTTAGGCCCCCCATTTGGCCCCGTTCCCGTTGGCTTACCGAACTCAATGTAATTAGCATAAACCGCATTACTACCAATCTTGAAGCCGTCTTCTATCTCGTTGGTTAGTATTGAGTCTTTAAGAAAACCATCATCAACGGGTACAATCTCTCTAGCCTCACTTTGGATCTCTAGCGCACTTGTAGCCAACTCAGCTAATACGGCATTATAGACGGCTATCTTAGCCTTGGTCAGCTTACCCCTTAACCTCTCGTCTTGTACGTCTACTCTAAACACTAGTAGCGGTAAAGGTGACCATTCCAGTTAGATCAGGCGTTGGGAAGCTTTCCACTCGGTAGGTTGTGCCCCTCCAAGAAATAGCCTTAATGGACTCGCTCCCCGTTGTGGTTACCTCCTCAGAAGAATAGTCAGTAGCGTCCCTCATTGTAACCTCAATAGAAGCGTTTCTAGAAGCGTTTGGGTTCTGTTGGGTGTACCCCGTTGATTCAACCCGAACGTCTGCGTACTGCTCTCTTAGTTGGGTTAAAGCGGTTGTGAAGCCCCCTATCTCGTCCGTGGTATTCGTTTCCGTGTACAGAATTATTAACTCTCTCATCTTTACCTATTTAAAGTTAAGCATAGAAAGAGGTAAATCTCTTATACCCCGACAAGAGGTTTTTAACCGTGAATTCAGTTTCTGCAGTGATCGTTCCCTTAACCGTTACCTTCCTTTCGTCATACAATTCAGAGGCAATTAGAAGGATAGCTTGTTGTATAGCATCGGGTAGAATAGAAGGTGTTGCTGTGTAGGTAACTTGTATCTCTTCATATCCCGTATCTACAGAACTGACCACGAGCGTATCGTCTCCTCTTGTGCGGCTTGTAAGCGTTGTGCTATCTCCGTTCTCATCGTAGCCCGTTACCACGACACTAGAGTAAGACCCATCCATTAGAGCAATAGGCAGTTCAAGGTAAAGCTTGGAGTTATTGATCTCGTCCGTGAAGTCCGTTACTACTACCTTGACTCCTATAACCTGGTCAAAGGCGTAACCCGTGTAGCGCATAACATAGTCACGAGCGGAAGACAATAGGGCAGAAAGTAAGTTGGTTTCCCCAGCGATGTCAGGGATTCTAGCGAATAGCTTTAGTTCGGCTGATGTTACCCCCGTTTGGGCTGAAGTGCTGGTTATCTTAGTGCGTGTTCTCATAGTGCTAAAATACTACCACGAGCGTAAGACCTATAAAAAAAGGGGCCGAAGCCCCCTGAATCAAAACCCTAAACACAAGGGTTAATATTTATTAGGCTCTCAATGTATCCATAACCTTGTCAAAGATTCGGAATGAGCTTTGGGGGCGGTAGTGATGTGGTCTAATACCACGGCCAAGAAATGCAACAAGATCTAAATCCTTATATCTGTAAGCAGCGTCAGGGACTTCAAACTCAGCGGTGTACTTTTCGTCAACCTCAACCATTAAGTAAGAGGTTCTATCGTCTTTAAGGCACCCGTACTTGTCGTACAAGGGGGTCATAAAAGTGTATTTAAGTCCCTTGGTTTCAATGATTTGGAAGATTTCCTCGACTAATTCAATTTTGTGTGTGGTCATTGTTGTTGTTTTATTATACCGCTAAGATAAACAAAATTTCTAAACCACAAAAAAAGCCCCGAAGGGCTTGACTATGTTTTGAGTGCTATTACGGCATGGCTATTTGTTTTTTGTAAATATAGCACAAAATCAACAACCCTACAAGATATAAAAAAGGGGGCCGAAGCCCCCTAGAAGGTAAGTCACACCAATTAAGCAGCAGCTTCAATAACGGTAGTGACGTTAGCAAACGTATCGGTGAAGCAAGCATCCGAATGGAACTTAGCAAAGGCCTCACGCATCTCACCCCGAACCGTAGTTTGGTTGTAAGTTACGTTGTCACCGTCTTGCTCGAAGAACCTTACAGAGATGCCCTCACGCTGGAACAACTGCCCTACGTTCTGAGAATCCATTACGAAGAATGATCCAGCCGTTACCGCTGAAGACTCCTGAATTGGAAGACCGAAGATAGTAGGCGTGTTGTCTACGAAGATGACGGGAGCGGTGTATTGTCCGTTCGTGTCACGAGCGTAAGCCAACTGAACTACATCTTGTGGGTTCATAAGGATCGCGTCAGGAGCGTAGTCGCTAGCCTTCAGGATTCCGATACCAGCAAGGATACAATCGAACTTAGTCGAAAGACCATTAGCGATAGCGTTCTCGAAAGCACTACCAACCAACTCGGCATCACTCTTAGCACCATTGCTCAAACCATAGAGGTTAGGAGCCGTTCCGTTACCAGTCAACAACTGAGTGTCCTCAACATTGTAGATTTGGCGTGGGAGTTCGTAAGCCAGGTAAGATGTGATTCCTTGGAAGTCGGAAAGCATTTGGTTAGACAGACGCATATAACCAGCGATGGTCTGAGCGTTGTAAGTAACCAAAGCGAAATCCTTGTCCATTTGAGGCTTAACCGCACCCTCAGCAACGGTAGTAGGCGCACCTTCGCCACCGCTAACATCGGGGAACTGAACTGCGTCACCGCTCATAGAACCTTGACGGAGTGCGTTTCTTACACGAAACTTGCGCTCAACTTCAGGAAGGATAGGCAAATAAGCGTTGTCAACGATCTGAGTCGTAGTGTCAGCAGTAGGCATATCACCAACGGCCTTAACCTTGAGGTCTTCGATGTTGAAACGGCTAGACTCACCCTTAACAAATGAACGGAACCCGTCAGAGTCCATAGCGTTCATAAGGGCCTCCTGAGTAGTCTTAGCTACTGCGTCCTTGTCCTCCATTCCGTTGCTCTTGAGTTCGTTCACACGAGCCTCCAGGTTGGCAATAGAAGCGTTAGACTTCTCCAGTACCTCGTTGAAAGCGTTCAGCTTTTCTTGAGTGTATTCTTTTGATGCTTCTGCACCAGCGTTGATAGCACCATCCAAGTCTTTTTTGATGGCCTCCAACTGTGTTTTGATCTCTTCCACTTTTCTCGTTTTAGGAAGGTTAAACATTAATTGACTTCCACAATTCTAAGACGTTCAACGGCTCGTTATTCGGAGTGTCCTTAGACGGCTCCTTGGTCACGAGTGTATTTATTAACGCTTTGAGTTGCGACAATTCATTTTCAATCGTAACAAATGTAGTATCAGTCACATTAGCCCCTTTAATGAAGCTTTCCAACACCTCCATTCTGCCTTCTATCTCTTCAAGGCTCTTCATTCCAACAAAAGGGGTGTTCTCGTTAGCACCAAAGACCACGCTTGAACCTTCCCTTAGTTTGGTTTCGGTTATTTCGTAGCCCTTTAGCTTGCCTTCTTCACGTCTCTCGGTGAACACGAGCGGAACGAAACCTACTGAATGCTCTTTAATGATACCCTCTTGGTACATCGTAAGCACATCTTGAGCGAAAGGACGCTTAGACATCTTAGATTCAAAGTAAAGCCCGAAGTCATCTTCTTTAAGTTCCGTGATCTTCCCAATAGGGTTTAGTGGGTCGTGCATATACAGATGACCGATACGCCCTTTACCCATTGGCCCGTTCTCCTGAATACTCTTAGCGTAAGAGCCTCTTCGCATTATGTCCCCGTGGCTATCAATGTTGTCAAAGGCTGAGAAGTAGCCAGCTACCGTCCCCTTTTCGGTGTCCACGTCCTTTAACTCTAGGCTCGTGTTCTTGGTGGTGTATACTTTATCCATACTCTTGTTTTCTTGCACAATCTTTTTAGACCAGTAATAGGCTGGTTTGCCTCCCCAAGCGTCATACATCAAATTTCCGCACTTCTCATAGCTTCCCCCGTCATAGTACTCAGAAGCCCTAGCTAGGTAGCTATAAACCCTCTTCACGACATCTAGGGAAAGTTCACGGCCCTTGGCTAAGTCGTTTGCTCTCTGCTTCCCTACGTCCGTTCCACAAGTCCCCCAACCATTTTCAGCCACATAGTCTAAGACCCCTTGGGCCTTGTCTATAATCTCTTGGGTGGGTTTAAACATAGGGTCTAAGATAGATATACCACTAAGCCCCCTTTATCCGTCTAGGCTTTGAATATTTGACTTCCTCTTGCTCGTCCCCCCTTAGTTTTCTATGTAATTCACCCTTAAAAAAGATGTCTTCGGGAATGACTTTATAAGCCTTGCACTTTCTGCCCCCTTCGTAATGCTTACAAGAGAAGCACCTTGGTGTTTTATACTGCATATTAAAAGTATCTTGCTCGTTCTCTTACCTCCTTAATGTTCTCGTTTATATACCTTTCAAACTCTTTGTAAGTTTCCACAAACTCAGGTGCAAGGTCACCCCTGTGATAGCCAGCGAATATCTCAGCCACTAATTCCTCTGAATTGGAAGACCCGTAACGAGTCGGGCCATTTAGCCCGTGTCTTTTAGAGGCTATCCTTCTTAGTTCGTTTTTGGTAGCATAGTCTAAAATGTGTCCGAACTCGTGTACGGAAGTTGTATAAACTGCCTCCTCAATGGTTTCAGCCGTTGACCCATAAGACCACGGGGAGGATTTAAGCTTCTCTATGATCCTAATATTTTTTTGAAGTCCTATTTTCTGAAGACTGGCCTTGTGTTGTAGGTTGCTTATTTTCTTTGGGTCGGTTTCCTTTGCTATCTGTTCTTGGTAATAGCTTATATTGTCTTCATAAATCCTAACATTCTCCTCTAATTGCTTTAAATCCTTTAGGTGTGCTGGCTGATATTTATTAGGGGTTTGCTCAATATAAGACTTTTTTAAGGTTACGCCAGTTGGCCTAACACCTCCTTTCTCCCTCCAAACCTCCCCCATTGCTTGAGCGTTAGTATTCCCACTCATTCTTTTATGCCTAGAGCCTTCGTAATTCACCCCCTGACCCTTAGAATAAACATCATTAAAATATTTAGAGTCGTGAACCGTTCTAAGTTCAACCCCGAACTCCCCTAGTGTGTCTGCGTGGGCTTGCGCTATTGCCTTATGCACGGAAGTCCTCTTAGCCCCAACGCTATAATGGTGAACCCCGTTCTCTTTGAAATATTTTTCAGCGTCCTCTATTGAGTTTATTCTATTTGGCGTAATTGTTCCCGTTGGCTTTTCGGGTATTTGTGGCGTTGGTATGTTCGCTTGAGGTGGTGGGGGTGCTGGTGTTTCCTCTTCGATTCTTCGCCAACCTAACGCACAACGGCAGTTTATTACTTGGCTTGGGCCTCCTCTTCTATCACCTGGAAACTGCATCTTAGAGCCGCCAACCTCAAAGTCTTCTTCTGCTCCTATGGTTTCGCTCCGTTTCATCTCGTTGTGAGAATTACGGGTTCTAGCATCCTTCTTAGCGATCCAATACTTGCCCATTGTAACCCCGTACTTCTGAAATAACTCTTGTGAGCCTATATACTCACCATACGAAGCGGCTGAAAGGGTTTCGGTTCGGGCTATTCGTTCAGCTTGGAAGCGTGAAGTTCTCTTAAGGCTCCTTAGAAACTTGTCGTTCTTGAGTGCATCGGTTACCGCCCTTATCCCTTTGCCGTCTTGTATAGCATCATAGACAACGGAATTAAGTAGCCTTTGTGCCCCAATCTCAGAAGTTAGGCTTATGGTCTTTATTTGGTTTAGGTTGCTCCGAAAGTATTTCCCAATAGCCTCGGTCTTCCATTGCACCTTGGGTATACCTTCGCTTAGATCACTCTTAAACTTACCTTGTGCAAAGTCCTTAACGAACTGGTCAGAGAATAAATAGCCAGCATCAAAGTAAAGGTCTTCAACTAGCTTCTCTACGTCAGTAGAAGGGTAGTTTACGGGGTAGATGACGTTTTCCAGGTTACTTAGGTCAGCCCCCTTTATATACTTTAGATTGGCCTTATAGATTTCTTCCGTGAGTTCACGAGCGTAACGCCTAGAAATCTTGTCCCTACGTCTATTTACGTCTAAATATCGCTTGTCCGCTGGGCTCATTCTTCACCTTCAAAGCCGCTTAGATCGATTGGCGTAAGGCTAGAAGGTACATAGACTTGGTTCATATCAGCATCCTCAATAGCGGCAAGCCCCATCATCTCCCTTTTTTCGTTCGGGGTCATCCAATACGCACCACTTAAAGCGGAAACTTGCTCCTTCTTGTCGGCCTGAAGTTCGGGAATCTCACTAGTGTCAAACTTGAAATAAACCCCCTCGTCATTCATAAACAGACGGTTGAAGGAATATTCAAACTTGCTCAGAGTAGGAAGGATAGAGTCCGTGTAAGCTTGCTTTCTGTACTGCTCCTGATTTGAGAACGTGCTAGAATCGTTGTTGTTGAACAGACCAACGGGCAGATTATAGGCGTTGCAAACGTCACTAAGGGAAAGGTCTAGGACTTCCATTATCCCCATATCGACTGGAGTAATACCGAAGTTGATATAACCCAAGTCCCCGACACCAACACCAATAGAATTACTATTTGAGTTCTTTCGGACTTCCTTAATGCTTTGGCGCATCTCGTTAATCTCGTCTTGTGTCCACGCATCTTTACCACCAGCGAAGTCGATACCTTTGTTATATAAGATACCAGCCGCCCCTTGGTTGTCCATACTTGCCTTTTGAGAATCATAACCGCTATTAGATGTCTGAATTGATTTAAAGGCGGCTTGAAGTGGGCTTTGTCCGTAAAGGTGTTCACCACTACCGAAAGCCATTTGCACGTTCTTAATGTGGATCACATTGTCTGCGTCCATCTTCGTGTTTATATAGCCTTCTGTGAATCTGTATTCTGCTACCCCTCTACCGCTCTTACCTGAGATGGCTTCTATGTATACACTAGGCAAAGCTTCCACGAGCAGAATACGACCTTCAGTAATTGCGGTTTCACCCTTCTGACAATAGATATAGCCGTTACCCGTTAGAAGGTAGTTCGAATAAAGGTTAGCTAGGAAGTCGTTAAAACTTTGGTAGCTATTGGGTTGCTCCTTGACCCTCTCAAGTGGTTCGTATTCTATCTTGTTCCCCTCGGAGTCATACGCACACAAAGGCACGTCAGACATCTTCTTAGAAAGGAAGTTAATTACTGAATATACGTCAGGGTTCTTTTGGTAGGCTTGTTCTAGTAGACTCTCAAAGTTAAACGGTTGCCAAATTGCTGAGTTAGCCCCCAAGTGGGTTAGCTGGGCCGTGAGTAGTTTGCTTAACTGCTCTTGAATCTTAGACTCTTTTCGGTCGTACTTTAGAAAGTCGAGTAATGCCATAACACAAAAGTAATTTAGCCCTTTAGCCCCGTTTATACAAAAACCCCACACTATACCTCAGAGCGTCAAGAAGGTGGTTGAAGGAATCGATGGGCTTTTCAGTTGGCCTCTCGTTTTTGTCCAGGTTCCAAACGTATGACCCTAGTTCCCTTTCTAAGTCCTTACTTCTTCTTGTATATAGAACCTCCTTGGATTGTAGAAGTTTGATCCCGTTTCTAATAGAGTCAGGCCCCTTAATCGCACCAATTGCATTTAACCCCCCTCTTCTTAGTTCCGCTATGCTCTTAGGTTCTGCACTATCGCAAATAACCCTTAATCCTTCGCAATGGGGTTTTATTCTCTCAACCAACTCAGTATTAGTAAGATGGGTTTCGTACACCAGTTCATCTACATAGACCCGATCATTATGCTTGCCGACTAGAACGACTGCCGTAGGGTCTTGGCTAAAGCCGAAGTCGATACCAACGCAAACGTCTGAACACTCCGAAAAGTCTAGTTCTTCGACCTTGGTGAAGTTCCTATAAATTCTGCCCTTCTTACCTCGTCCCCTCTCACCCAAACCAAAAACCGCCCAATCTTCAGGGCTTGACATTTTAAGGCTCTCTATTTCGGCAATAATTGACTTTGGTAAGTGTGGGTTGTCCTTGTAGGTGGTGACAATTAAAGCGGCATCTTCTCTAGCTTCCACTTCGTACCACCAGCCGTCCAGGTCGCTAGGGTTATAACTAAGGATGATAAACCCCGTGGTTCTGTATGATAGTTGTCTAAATGACTCAGCGGTTATTTCATTACACTCGTCCAAAAAAAGCGCATCCCGTTTCCTACCTCTTAGCTTTTGGGGTTGATCCAAAGAAATAAATTCAACGGTGTTCCCTCTAAGCTTATAGGTTCCCTCGGTCTTGTTGTGGTCTTCTTCAACGTATGCCTCAAAGCTTTGCAGAATCTCAACAAAGTCCCGAAGGGTTGAAGCCTTCAAAGCTGGTAGTGTTTGCCTAGCAATGGTAATAACCATCCCAGCGTTTGGGTACTTGTAGCAAAGTTCAATAAGGAACTGAACGGCTGAATAAGACTTCCCTGACCTTGTCCCCCCTCTTAGGCTTAATAGCCTCTTAGACTCGTGGTTTTGCCGTAAAAAGTCAAGGTTCGGGTTCGTCATCCTCAATAGCCTCCTGAATCATCCAAGGGGGTAAGGTTATTTTCGTCCCACTCTCATCTCTTACTAGAGCCTCCACACTTACCGCCTTCAACTCAGGAATAACGAATTTACTGATTTTTAGAAAAATGTCAACCGCACGGGCTGGGTCAGGAGCGTTAGACCACACAACGGCCCCACGTTCGTCCCTAATCACGTTGCCTCCCTCATCCCTTTGGGGTACACCCTCAGCCGTGTCAAGTAGGAACTTATGAATTCTAGGCTGAACACCGTCAGCCATCTTAGCGAAGATGCGCCTTATTTCCTCTATCTCCCTTTTAGAAGACTTGTGCCGTATACTAGCCGACTTCTTTCGATCCTCTTCGGTGAATCTGTGCCGAACTTTAGCCAGGTGCCTCCCTTGCTTCGTATTAGCTAAGTTCTCCCTCGCCTTCTCTTCTTCGTTCATAGTCTAAAACTGCTTTGACAACGTCATAAACGCTCACAATGTCCCCAAATTCGGTAATGCAAAAGGTGTTTTTGCTAATACCCATCTCCTTCAACTTGTTCAAAGTATGTCGTAAATACTTAACTGCTCGTTATTGGTCGGTAAAAAAAGTTCGGCTATAGCGTCATAAGCCCTAATTTCCATTAAGTCTTCAATCATTTGCAGCTGATAGCTGGTGGTTTCGTGGGAAAGGATGAAATCCTTGAGCCATTCAATGAACTCATCATACAGAAGGACGTGGCTAGCCGAAAGGTCTAGGTAGTCTTCAGGGGTCAGGTCGATTAGTTTGATCAACCGCATAGCCTCCAAGTAGTTTTCTACCTCCATAGCCTAAATATAGCCACTTAAAAGGGTGGGTCTTTTCCTTCTTTAAAAGTTTTTCCACTCCAAGACTGGTAGCGTCCATCAAAATAACTCCCCTTAATGCGCCCAGTTTCCCCGTTACGGTTCTTTGTAACCTTAATCAAGTCGAAGTATTCCCCATCCTCTTGAATGCCGTAAACTACTGACCTATAAAGCATTATAATAACCGAAGCGTCTTGTTCAATGCTCCCTGAATCTCTTAGGTGGTGGCTATCGGGTTCTTTGGTTTCCGTTGATTCTACGGCCCTACTTAGTTGGGACAATAGTAAAACGGGAAGGTTGTTCTTTTTAGCGATCATCTTAAACGCCCAAGACATTTCCCCTACCTCCCTTTCTCGGTTGCTGGTCTTCTGACGGGTCTTGGCTAGTTGCAAATAATCAACCACCACGAGCGAAACATCTCCCTTCCTATTCTCCTTGGCTACCTTGCTAGCTATGTCCTCAACGTAAACATAATCCTCAAGGACTTCAATCTTATAGCCTTCGCTTTTCATCATAGCGTTCTGAAGCTTGCTAACGTCAGGGCTAGAACCAAAAACCTCCTTCATTTCAACCTCCCTGGTATTAGCCCAAAGCCTTTTAATCAGTTGGTCACTAGGCATTTCAAGGGAAAAGAACAGAACACGGCCCTTTGACTGCGAAGCTACGGCAGTTTCAATAGCGAAAGCAGTCTTTCCCATTGCTGGACGTGCCGCCAAAACACTCAAGTCACCACCTTTCAAGCCGTTTAAAACCCCATCTAGAACGCTATTCCCCGTAGGTGCGCCCATAGAGGTGTCTTTTATACGTTCTAACGCCCCGTTCATTAGTTCTAAGAGCGTCTTGCTTGTTTGGGGTGTGCTACCTTCAAGAAGTTGGTTAATGTCGTTAGACGCTTTAAAAACCCCTTCGATGTCTTGGGTCTGAATTAAGTCTTGTCCTACCCTTTGGGCTTGTCGTTTAATAAAGTCCTCTTGAACTAGGGTAGCGTAAGGGATCACATCCGCTCTAAACGGTGCATTCTTGGAAAGTTCTACTAGGGTGGCTACCAGGTCGGGGAATCTCTGACCCAATGTAACTAAATCCTCGTGGCTTCCCTTTGCCCTTGTTTCCTTGCAAGCCTTGACTATCTTGAAATAAGTAGGGTCTTCGAACCATTCGGGTTCAATTCGGACGCTATCTATTGCCGCTGGGTCGTTTATTAGCAGACCAACTAAAGAGGCTTCTAGGTTCATAGATCAAAGCCCGTCTTCTTGGTTAGCTTGTGTTCGGGAGTCATCCAAACACTTTGAGCGGTAAGCTTCCACGAGTGGACGGGTTTCCCTTTAGAGTTACACCAGTTCAGGCCTTCGTAATAGTTCCACATCTCAGCACCACGCCAAGCCGTATAGCCCTTTTCTACGAAGTAGGTGGTTACCTCTTCCTTGGTGGGTTTCTTAAATCTCGGTGGTCTTCTTTGGTTGCTTAGTGTGTCACCAAATAGGTCTGTCTGCCCATCGTCTAAAAGCCGTTCCATTATCAGGATAGCCTCACGCAAGGTCTTTTTTTCTTTTTCTGTCATTTTAACCCATTTGCTCTTCAAGCTTTCTTTTTGCCTTAATTTGCTTATACTTTTCGTAAGCTTCGCTTTTAGGCTGAGTCTGTCCTAAACCCTTGCAATAATAGTCATTCCTGAGAATACACCGAGCCATTCTTTTCCACGAAGGAGCCCAACATTTAACCTCTAAGTCGTGCGGGGCCTGGTCAGGTATTTGCTTATACCCTCTCTGCTTCCACCCAGCGATGAACTTAACGAAACGCTCACGGTAATGCACTTGCATTGGTTCGGGTAAGGATCGGAGTAAAAAGTTGGTATAAGATTCCCAAGTATGATTAGCTGGCTTTGTTACATCCTTATTCCCCGACACATTACCCGTTTCATTTACATACAAAGCCCCTGAGTTTACGCCTGAGACACGATTTAAAAGCTTGTACCACGTTGTGGGCTCAAGTATGTGATATAGCCAAAGACCTTTTTTCTGATCATCGCCAAAGGGCTGACACAAACGCTGGTTTGAAAACTTCACCCCCGCTTTGGTCATCATATCATATACCTTATTGTGGGGAAGGTCTTTTCTCTTGCTATGATATACCCATATATCTTCTGTCCTCCAATCGTATATGGGGTAAATATTAAAGAGCTTGTTGGCTATTTTGGTTGTCCACTTCCATCCGTTAAGGGTCAGGTTTTTCTTTTGCGCTACAATAGCCCTATAACGGTGCAATGACTCATCGGAACGAATACCAATAAAAGCCCCACACGTTTGACCCTGGGCGTACCACTTACCGAACAAGACCATAAATTCCTCAAACTCCATTTTGGGAAAATAAAAGTCGTACTGGCTTAAGTCTGCCGCTTCTTCGGGCTTTTGGCGAACCCATATAGATTCATTCTCACTATCCCAGCAAGCCCACTTTGGCTGATAATCAGAAACCGCATTCCTTAATAGCAGATCGGCACAAATCCAATGTAGGTCAATGTGTTCTCTATACATCTGTACAACCTCACGGATATGTTCAATGGTCGCTGAGTATTGAGCCTCTAAGTCTATGACCAATAAACCTACTTTTCTACCTCTCTTTATAGCCTCTTCCATTACCAGGTGAGTCATAACCGTAGAGTCTTTGCCCCCACTAAAAGAAATGTAAACTCTTTCTACTGAATCAAACGTATGCTTAATTCTGCTCTGAGCTTCTTGTAAGACGTTTGTCTTTAAATATACCTTGTTAGCCATCTTAATATATTTCTACTTGTCTACCAATACTCAGGGCTTGATCCATATCTAACGTGGGGCGGTCATTCGCTTGCATCCACTTGTTCAGATACTCTAAGGCGGTTTCGTTAGCCGTCTGCTTTTCGTCCTCGCTCAGTCTGTTAAAGCCTCCGCAGTACTTAGAAGGTATACCGCAAGCGTAACACATTGAAGCTTGACCTAGCCAGGCTATGCGATTCATTGCCGTGTTTGTTAGGTAGTGTTCGCAACTATATTTCCATTCACTAATGACCTTGTCTAAAGCTTCTCTGAATGCTTTATCATCGCTTAGAAAGTCTGCATATTCTTGTTCACATTCGTTGGCGGTTTTGCTAGGTACTGAACTTGCATAAAAGCCAGCTTTATGACACTCCCACTTGTCGTATGTGTGAAATATGCGGTTAGGGTCATTAGTGTTTGCCGTCCGATACATTTCTATTTCTTCGGCATCTAATTCGTCTGTTATAGGCTTATACACATTATTAGAGTCCCCCGATTCCCAAGCCTTGGAAAAGTCCTGATCACCGAACAAATGTTCCAGCCCTGAGATTTGACAAAGCCTTAAAACTTCCTCTTCGTCCATTCCCAACTGTTTGGCTATTCTCTTATTAGTCCAGTTTCTGTTTTTTAACTCTATGACTATTTCGCTCATAGCGTCAACCTGGTGTTTACCCCTTGCCCTATTGTGGCGAATAGTGGAAGCTATACGATCATTTTTACCCGACTGCTCAGACCTTATTTCAACAGTTGGTAAATAGCCCTTTACCCGATGACTAACTATTTTAGACTCTTTGCCTACACGCGATCTATGAAAGCCATCAACTACCTCTATTTTGTCACCCGAAGGCCAAGTAACAATGGGTTGAGTATAGCCATCATTCATTATTGAAACCTCCAACAACTCCATTTCGGGGGGAGCCACTTTGTTGGGGTTGTATTCGTTGGCTACTACTTTATCAGATTTCACCCAGGTTACACAATCGACTGGCTCATTTCTGAATGGACTTATTTGGTGTAAGGCTTTTTTTATTTCATTAATTGATTCAATACGTTCATCTTCTGACATCTTATCCAATAGACTAATTAAAGCCCTTTGGTGTTCGTGTAAACTCAATTCATTTTGTTCAAACTGAAATTCAGCCTGTCTATCTTGTGTTTCTAATGGTTTGCACATAATTGTTTTTTTATCCTAGCACAAAGCTAGAACAAAAAGAGCAAACAAATAAAAAGAAGTTCTAACTAGCTAGCAGTTAGGTTCATACGAAGGTTGAAGTCCATTAGATAGCGGACTATATACCTCCCATCATCGCTACGGGTCTGCTCCTTAGAGGCTCCAAGGTCGCTAACGCTCTCAAGTTCTAGGTCTAAGGTTCTAGCTTCCGTGTGGATTTCGCCCGTTAAGGTGGTGTCTTGAAAAGCCTTATAGACCAGGTCGATTAAAGTATGATGGTTGGTGACTGAGTAAGCTGGGCTTTGTTCATAGAAGATCACTCCCGTGGTTATTGTGTAGTCATAACTCAGGTCACTTTGTGAACCCGTTCTATCTGCGCCACCTATATCAATGTAAACGTACTTGTCTAAGTCGCTGACGTTGGTTCGGCTATACTGGATAGCTATTGAACTCTGACCATTGGCGTTAAGTACGGTTCTAATTGCATTATGAACCAAACGCATTATATCGGTAGTCTGTCGCATAGGGCAAAAGTAGGCCCACGAGCGGAAGCCGTTTAAGGGGTTCTTGACTTGTTTTATAGGTTTGCTTACCTTTGTGGACATAAGAAGCTAGTAGAAAGCGGCAGCGAATCGTTTAACTAGCAGACACCGAAGAGGTTAGGGGGTTGGTACTCCGTGAAAGCATAAGCCATCCAGTACCGTTATCCCGAAAGGTAGCAGCCGTAAGGTGGATGTCCGAAGGGGTGCAAGTGATCTCTAAAGCGACAAACTCAGCCGTACCGAAGCAAGGTTATTTCCTCTCTGTAATGGGGGGAAGGGGGGTAGTACTTGCTTTGGGTGGCTTAGATTTAGAGCGAAAGAATTAAAATTTAATTACTATATTTGTCCTATGGCTCAAACACAACCACGGGGGTTAATGCCTCAAAGCCTTGCCGAATACTTGTTTTACCAAGGTTATAGGTATATTGAAACTAATAGAGATAGCGGTGCTATCGTTGCCTATAATGGTTCTGAGTTGATTAGAGCCGTACCATTCAAGACGTACCAGGTTGAACTATTCCTTAGAGATAAGGGGGTTCTAGGTGCAACCTTCCACGCATTGGAACGAGAATGGAAGTTCTACGACCATGACGCTTGTCTAGACTACATAGAAAATAACGGGAACCAAAGCCAACTGAATTCACTTATTGAGAGTGGACGGGCTGAATTTAACCCGAACGAAATTGAACTCTAATCCATAAAACAACAACCAATGAACCACAAGTTCAAAACAACCAACATACGGGGCAAGGCTTACGTTGAGGTTAACCAAAGAGTGCTTTTCTTTCGGAATGAAAAGAAGTACGAAGGCTGGGCCATCGAGTCTGAGTGTATACACCTAACGAGCGAAAGCGTTACTATCCGTTGCACCATTAAGGACAACGAGGGGCGTATTATCTCACAAGGGCTAGCACAAGAGGACAAGACTTCTAGTAAGATAAATTCTACTAGCTACGTTGAGAACTGCGAAACTTCAGCCGTTGGACGTGCCTTGGCCTTTATGGGTATAGGTATAGAGTCCAGCATTGCTTCAAGCAACGAAGTTTCTATGGCTATCGCAAAGCAAGAGGCCGAAGAGTCAGATTTTGAAAAGGCCCTGAAGTGGCTAACTGCTAACCCAACTCAAAACAACTACGACAAACTAGCCGTAAAGATGGGTTCGGTTTTCACGAACGAGGAATTTAAGAAGCTTCAGGCAATTGTTGAACTTGCAGAAAAAATGAACAAATGAAAATAAGAGCAAGCGTATTAGGTCAGATAATGACCAACGGAAGGGGTTCGAATACTATCGGTGCTACCGCACTAAACGCCCTCAAGGAAATGTGGATTTTCCAAAAGTACGGACGTACAAGGGAGATCAACACCGCACAAATAGCCAAGGGGCTAGCCGTGGAAGAGAAGTCTATTAGCCTACTATCTATGGTAGACGGTGAACTTTATGAGAAGAACACGGAGCGGAAGTCCAATGACTACATAACTGGAGAGGCTGACATCTATACGGGTGATAAGGTCATTGACGTTAAGAGTTCCTTCGACATCTACACCTTTCACAAGGGTGAGGGGCCAATTTCAAAGACGGGAAAGCTTACACCTTACGGCTGGCAGTTAACCGCCTACGCTTGGCTTTGGGAAGTCGAAGACTTGCAACTTAGCTATTGCCTTTCTAACACACCTGAGGACATCGTTGAGGGTCTTATATATAGGGAGGCTCTTAAATTGGAGGGTGGTGACTCTAATCCACTTTATACCAAGATTCAAGAGGAGGTGACCCGAAATCATACGTTTGATGACATCGAAATACACGAGCGTGTTAGGTCGTTTAACTTCAAGGTTGATCCAAACAACTTTAGACTTATCAAGGCTAGGGTTCAAGAATGTCAAGAAATAGTAAAGCGTTGGGACTCGGAAGGTCTTGACTAGTGTTAACTTAGCAAAAAAAGAAAAAGATGCTAAATCTGAATTGCGCTGGTAACTCAGCCACACACAAGTTCACGGAAGCAATGGGCGATAAGCCTTGCCGTTTGTCTTTCTCAGTAGCCGTGAAGACGGGTAAGGACTCAACCGCTTGGGTTTCTTGTTCGATGTACGGGGTAAGAGCGGAAAAGCTATGGCCCTTCTTTAAGGATGTCAAGTCTATTAAGGTAGCCGTCAGCGGAAAACCTTGGGTAAGTGCGAAAGCCGACAAAGGTTATTTAAACCTAGCAGTCGATACGCTGACCTTTATGGGTTCCGAATCAAAAGGGGGTGCAACTGAATCCTCGGACGGACTACCGTTCTAAGCACCTGGGTACGATCGACTATCCCGTTAAGGGTGCTTTATAGGGGGGCTTCGGCCCCCTTTTATATTTGTGGTAATCAAAAGACTTGCAAATGGCTAAGATGGATGGGCTTTACGTCCGTGTTCAAACTGACTCAGCAACACCTGGAACGGATGCGGCAATCGCTGGGGTGGTTAGTTCGGCAATGAACATCACTACTAACGAGATTGATACCACTTCTTATGAAGGTTCGGGAGATTATACGGGCATTGCTGGAACTCGTTCCGCTGACTTTTCCGCTGATTTCCACCTTGAGGCTGACGGATCAAACCTTACCACTCTTATGGCTGACCAAAAGGCTGGTACTATCCTTGACTTCGTTTATGGTGGTACTACTACGGGGGACTTTCAGATTTCGGGGACTTGCTACATTACCGCTATGAACATTACTGCTAGTATTGATTCAGCCGTTAACGTATCTATGAGTTTCCGTGTTACTGGTGCGCTGACCCTCGGAACTGCTTAATTAGTTTTTTCATACTTGTTTAAGGGAGGCTTCGGCCTCCTTTTTTTTATTCAATTATTTACATTAGCTTTGTTGCAAACAATAAAAACAATGAAGCAAAGAATAACCGTTTACGACATTTACGGGCTAACCGAAATGCAAGAAGTAAACTCCGTAGAAGTAGACTACAAGGTTGAGGTAATACCCAACTCAAAAGAAGGCTTTCGGTTTGCGTTCAGCGGTGAGGCTACCGTTGGAATTACTGAGTACAAGACCGAAGAGGCATTTTCTGAAAGGGGTTGGACGAACCACGTTAATAGGATTGACAACGAGTATGAGGTTACCCTAGAAATAGAAGACTTCTATTTTAAGGACGCTCCAGGTACTGAGTTGAAAGATTTCGATCCCGTCCTTTACATTGAGGATTTTAACGATAGCCCCGTTGTTTACCTAGAATTTGAACTACGATGAGAAACCTATTTGAAAGATTAGAACACCACGGGGTGACGTTTGAGAAAGACATTATCCGAACCCTCAAGGTCAACCTTTACCCGTCTATGCTTCCGCTTTATACTGCCGCTGGTGTGTGGTTTGCGATGCGTAACGCTGGGATTGTTGAAGGCCGTTTCTCCTTTACTAAATTCATTGAACTTTTCGAAGATGCTCAAGCTTAGAGATGTACTCCTTTTTGCGTGTGACTATATGGGAACGGACGTTAGTGAAGTGATGTCCACCACGAGAACAACGCCACTAGTTAAGACCCGTATCATTTACGCTAGTATAGCTAGGGGGCTGACAAATAAAACCCTTGGGGAAATAGCTTCCCTTATTGGTAGAGATCACGCCACAATAATTCACTATACGGATAGAAAACCTTCTGAGGTTCACCGTGATTTGATACTAAACGCCACCAAGGCTTTCACCGATATGCACGGACACGAACTAGAGGCTTTTACAGACCAAGAACTTTCCATCTTTGACCTGAATGATAAGCTGAAACTTCGGGTATTTAAGGAGCGTAAAAGGTCACTAGAGAACCTACGAATTATTAAGGGCAATCTTGACCAGGTCAAAGAGAAGTGGGTTAAAACCAAGTTGTTACCTTTGTTAAATGAGGAAATCTCACGGCTCAACACTTTGCTGGAGTTGCGGGACAATGTTCCTGAAGAACAAAAAAGAGCAAATGGTTTGCTCCGTGGAGTGCGCCATAAATCTCCAAAATGGCATAATGTCTAAGAAGTCTACTTGGACACATTCCCGTTGGCTAGAGGAACTGCAAAGGGACGTTAACAAAGCGGTGAGGTTGATAGACCACGGTCACCCTTGTATAAGTAACGGTTCAGCCTTCAAGGAAGGTATTATGGACGCTGGGCATTACTATGCTAGATCAACTCACCCCGTTTTAAGGTTCCATCTTTTGAATATTTGGGGTCAGTCCAAGTACGACAATAGATTTATGGAAGGAAACCGTCAGGGCTTCTCTAAGGGACTTTCTTTGGTGGGTGGTCATACCCTACTAAAAGAGATAGAAACGCTCCCACAAGTCTTTAAAACGGGTAAATGGAGTATTCCTGAGTTGGCTACCGCTCGTGACGTTGTTAGGGTGTTCGTTCTTGACTTTGGGAAAAAAGGGTATTACCTTGAGAATGAGGACAGAATAAAACTGAAGAGGGAGTTAACCGAATTAACTGGGCTTTATGAGGTGGATTTGATGCGTAAAAACATCAGTAGCCTTTAATATTAGTCCCAATGATGCACATAAACACCAAACAAATGAAGAAAGGAATAATTACCAGCAAGTGGAATTTAGTTCAAGATGGGGTGATTATAGCCCAATGCTTTGCGGATACTAGATATGAGGCTCTAGCTTACTTTGAGGGTGCTGACTTGCCTTTAAGTTTTAATTACGAAGATGTAAGATTCGTACACTAATGACAAGAGCCGAACAGATTTCTAGGGTCTACGACCAACTTAAAGAACTGCAACTATCAAAAAATGCGGACTACGGTAATAGTGCGTTTGATGACGTTGAGGTTTTTGGTGAGATCATACCAGCGAAGAACGGCATTCTAGCAAGGATAGCAGACAAGCTAAAGAGGTTGGAAAGTGAAAACTTGGAGGTGAGTGAAAGTAAGGGGGACACAATAAAAGATTTAATTGGTTATCTTGTAATTCTATTAATACTAGATGAAACACGGTAGCTTATTTAGTGGAATCGGAGGCTTTGACCTGGCGGCTGAATGGATGGGATGGGAGAATGTGTTTCATTGTGAATGGAATGAGTTTGGTCAGAGAGTCCTTAAACACCACTTTCCTAAAGCTTTATCTTATGCAGACATCACGGAAACAGATTTCAATGTTCACAGAGGAAGAATTTCAGTCTTGTCAGGCGGCTTCCCTTGTCAACCCTACTCAAGTGCTGGAAAGCGACTCGGAAAGGAGGACGAACGCCACTTATGGCCCGAAATGCTTAGAGCAATTAGAGAGATTCAGCCGCGTTGGGTCGTGGGGGAAAACGTTCTCGGAATTATTAATTGGTCAGGAGGGTTGGTATTCGAAGAGGTGTGCGCTGACCTGGAGGCTGAAGGGTACGAAGTCCAACCGTTTATACTTCCAGCTTGTGCAGTCAACGCTCCACACGTTAGACAACGAGTTTGGTTCTGCGCCCATGCTCCCGACTCCGACCACTCAAGAGCCAACAACTCAATGCGAACTAACGGAGAGCGGAAGACGAAAGACAAAGGACGGCAAGGATTCCCACAGCCTGAACTTGGGCAGAGTGGCGGCAATGCTCCCGACTCCGACAACGAGAGACTACAAAGGAGGGACGGACAAGGAACGCCCAACGGATCAACCTTCACGGAGAAGCGAACTGAATCACTTAATGTCCCAAGAGGCTGGGAAGAGTTCCCAACTAAACCCCCAGTTTGTGGAGGAAATGATGGGCTTTCCCGAGAACTGGACGGCATCACCTTTCCTAAGTGGCGAAACGAATCAATAGCGGCCTACGGGAACGCCATAGTACCCCAAGTAGCGCACCAAATTTTTAAAGCAATAGAAGCTTATGAACAGTCCTTACTACACTGACCCCAAGGTTAAGGAAATGATAGACGAGGCGTTACACCAATGCGCTATTCTCTTCGCTAATCTAGGTTGCACCGATTCAAAGGAAGCCTATGACGAGGCCAAGGAGCAAGAACAAAGAATCTTGACGAAGTTGATGAACCACGACCCCGAAGTCATAATGCGCCTCCTCAATGACTAAGAAGCAGTTAATTACCCAATACATCGAAGAGAACCAGCTTCATAAGGAGCCTAAACGCACTATTGCTAGAATGGTTGTCAGAGCCTTCCCCGAAGTGTTTGAGCAGACAGATAAGCAAATTAATAGCGTTAGGCGGCAAGTGACCAGCATTCTTCCGTGCAATAAAATAACAAAGGAGAACAGAAAGAGGGTAGAGCGTGGAATAGAGGCCCTAATCCCTAGAGCGTTAAAGAAGGGTTCTAAGACGTTTAAACTTCCTGAAGGTACTTGGATAGTCCTGAATGACATTCACTTCCCCTACCACGATGAAAAGGCCCTTAAAACGGCTTTAATGTACGCCAAAGAAAGGGACGTTGATGGAATTCTTTTGAATGGGGACTTGTGTGACTTTTATTCTATTTCTTCTCACGCTAAGAAGTGGGACGGGGTTGACCTGGTGGGTGAAATAGAAATAGCACAAGAGTTCTTTAGCGGACTAGTAGAAGAGTTCCCGAAGGCTAAGATAATTTGGAAGTTGGGCAACCACGAGAACCGACTATTCAGGGACTTGAATAAGAACGCTCCTTATATCGCTGGTTTGCTTTCTATGAACTTCGGAATGAATATGGGTATTGAGCAATTCTTCAGAACCAAAGAATACGCAATAGAAGTCTTACACGACCAAACAATAATAGACGCTAACGGGCTTCTAGTTCTTCACGGGCACGAGTATGGAATAGGTGGGGTTAACCCGTCTAGGAAGATGGCTCAGGAACTCAAAACGTCAGCCATTCAGGGACACCTACACCGCTCAGAGTCTTACAACATTAAGAACGGGCTAGGTCAGGACATTATGTGCGCTACTATGGGTTGTCTTTGTAACTTGAACGCTGACTACTACGGTAAGGCTAAACTTGTTTGGGTTCACGGTTTTGGTATGTTAGACGTTACAGAAGACGGCTGGGCCTTCGAAAATAAAATAATCATAAAAGGGAACATCTATGGAAACTAAGTGCGAACTACTAGCAAAGGGGTGCGATTGCGGCCCTACTGAAATGCGTAAATGCTTTACAGAGAGCCAACTAGGAAGGAAGGTGATTAGCCGAACTAGGGCTTTTGTTATGATCGCTTGGCTGGCTATTCTTATGATGACGCTGAGTGCTGGCTTTGTTATCCTTGTTGTTACGCTCGTGAAGATGTTTGGTTGTGCCTAGTGGTGTTAGAACTGCATACTATGCCTTAAAGGACTTCCGACAAAGAGGGAGAGTAATTCAGAAGGGGCAACGAGTCACAAGCATAGATTCGAAGCTTATTAAGTACTACCTTGAAAGAGGTTTCATTGAAAAGAAAGTTGAACGCTTAAACAAATCAAATGGCTAAACAAGTAGACCTAACAACGGGCCAAGAAGTACCGTTAGACCCTAAAGTTGTTAAGATAATTAAGGACGAGCCCGTTAGTATGGATGACTTCGTTAAGTCGCTTGACGAGGACGAGGAAACAACGTGCAACCTGGATGATGAGGACTGCGAAGCTTGTGGGTCTTAGTCTAGGTATTTTACCAAGCTAGAATCCACCTTTACGCTATCGCTGACAACATAAACGGTGTCGTGGGGTAGGTGTTCTACTATGTCCCTCTCTAGGGTAGGAAGGAAGAACTTAACTTCTATCCACGCAAACATTGAGAAGGCAAGTAGGGCGATAATAACGAATTGAACCAAGTCCCAAAAAAGCTTATTCATCCGATCTTATTAAAGAATTTGTCGTAGAACGCTTCTACTACTTTCAAGCCCCCGAAGCCTACGATAAAGGCCGTACCATACTGACTAGACCCCGTTAGGTTGAACCACTCAATAAGGACGGGAGAAAGGTAGTTAGCCGCCATAGTTCCAGTAACCACGGCTAGAAGCTGCTCCTTTACACATCTCTTTTTCTTGACGGTTATAAGCGAGCCAAAGAAGCCGCCAATCATCAAACCGATATTTATTCCAAGTTCGTTTAAACTCATCAGTACATCCAAATTACGTCAGGTGATTTATCTAGGTCAATATCCAAATGAATGAAGGTCTTAGCTATTCCGATTCTGTCAAAGCCCAGCCTTAACGCTTCGTCAACAATTTTAAACCTCTTAGCGGACTCAGTGCAGTGAATGTCCACGGCAAGGCCCTTTAGGTGACTTGAGTTAGGTGACCCCCCAACCGCCTTATTCCTCTCTTCTGTCCTCACTCCTGAATTGATCTTCAGCGCAAAACCACAATTGCCCCTGAGTTCGTCTAGCATCTCAAGAAGCATCTTGGACATCAACTCACCGCTACCAGGTTTGTCGGGGCTATCAAACTCCTCTAGTTTAAAGTATCTCACTATTCCAGTCTTCTGTAAGTTCTTCGACCAAGGTTAGGCCGCTCTCCTCATCGGGTTCGGTGGTATGTGCAATTATTGCCCACTTGCTCCCGTCAGGGTGTTGGCGTGGGTTCGCCCAGTTGTTCGTTACGTTGCCGTTGTACGCCTTTGCCTCATTTACCTTTTGGTTGTAGGCGGTTACCTCCTCAAATGTTCCTATATACCACATTAGGTGTAGATGTCAAAGTGGTCGTTAATGTTCGTCTCAATGCCCGTGCGGTTGCCTGATTGGTCGGAGTTGAAGAAAATTATTTCTTGCACATTTCCGTCATAGATATTTGCTGAAGAGTACTTTCCCCAAATTATATTGCCCGTCCACGCCGAGGAATCGCCCCCTAAACTTGACATTAAAACTTGAGTGTCCGTACACAACAAAGTGTGCAAAGCATCTCTATTAGCTGGGCTCTCTGCACTACCATTCACATACAAAGAAGGCGAACCATAGCTACCATGTAAATCTGTTGAGGTGTTCCCATCTATTGCGGCATAGGCATACCTTGCACCGCTTGTGGAATCTTTCAGTAAAATAAATCTGTCATCGTTTGACTTGTGAACTTGGAAAAAGTCTTGGGTCGA